AGGATCAAAGAACATCACAGCAAACTTTGATTTAGATTCTAATCTAAACTCATACTACTATAGTGTATCTAAAATTGTTAGAAAGGGTGGTACTGCTGAACCTCGTAGAAAACTAGCAGTTGTATTTGACTACTTCATTCATGAAGCATCAGGAGATTACTTCTCTAACCAGTCTTATTCTGGTATTGACTTCGCTGATATTCCTAGATGGAGAGGAGATAACAGTCAGAGATACTTAACTGATACTGTAGACTTCAGACCTGGTGTTGGTGAATTAGCATCTGGATCTGGTACTGTTGAGCAACCATACTACACTAACTGTGTTAGTTTAGACTTTGATGCAAGAGTATTTACATCTACTGGTGGTGCAGGTGGTTCTACAATCTTTAATCCACCTAAGGTAGAAGAAGAATTTAGATGTGATTACGATTACTATCTTCCACGTCGTGACAAGTTATTCATGACTCATGATGGTGATCTAAAACTATCACAAGGTATCCCTGCTGAAGATCCCCCTGAGGCAGATAATCTTGACAATGCAATGTTACTTGCCAAGATTACATACGAACCATATGTTTATGATGTAGATGAAGATATTACTATCTCATTACATCAACAGCGTCGTTATACAATGGAAGACATTGGTAACATGGACAGACGTTTACAAGACGTTGAGTACTACACTTCTCTATCACTTCTTGAGAGTGATGCTAGAAATGTAAAAGCGTATGATGATGATGGATTTGATCGTCTTAAGAATGGATTCATGGTTGATGACTTTACATCTCATGGAACATCTGCAACACAATCAATTGACTTTAAGTGTTCATTAGACTTTACTGAAGGAGAATTACGTCCACAGCACTATACTACTAACGTAGCATTAGAGTGGAACCAGACTGCTTCTTCTAATATACAGAAAGCAACTGCTAATATTTTAACTCTTCCATATACATCTGATGCATTAATCATACAACCATATGCTTCTAGAATGGAGAACGTTAACCCATTTAACGTCTTCACATTCATTGGTCGTATTGATCTAACTCCTGCATCTGATGACTGGACAGATACACGTCGTGCTCCTGTTAGAATAACAAACATAGAAGGTAACTTCGAAGCAACTCGTAGAAGGTTAGGTGCAAACCAACAAGGTTTTGCTCCTATACAGTGGAGAGCATGGAGAACAGCATGGACTGGTGTTAGAAGATCTGAAACAAGAAGATGGAGAGAAACAACATTTGCTCGTGGTGTACCTAGAAGAGTTCTAGCTGGTGAGACTATCACTACAACTCGTCGTCAGGTAAGAAGTGGTGTAAGAACCAGAGTTGTACCTAGGATTGACAGAAGATCATTAGGTGATAGTATTATTGACTCAACATTCGTACCATGGATTCGTTCCAGAAACGTTGGGTTCGATGTACAGCGTATCAAACCAAAAACAAGAATGTATGCATTCTTTGATGGTGATCAGGTAATGACTTACATCACACCTAAGTTAATTGAGATAGTTAAGAACTCCACAGAAGATGCTAGAACGAACGAAACACCATTTGTTATTGGTGAAACTGTTATTGGTGCACAATCTGGATCAAGGTTTAGAATTGCTGCTCCTAACGACGGATTATCTACTAACCCATATAGTCAGACTAATTCTTTACTACCAGACTCATATGCGTCACAAACAGATATCATAAACATTGATACTGTTGTTATGGCACAAACTATATCACCTGATTACTATGGTAATGCTAGAATCGGTGAGATATTAATTGGTCAAACATCTGGTGCACGTGCTGTTGTAAAAGATAGAAGATTGATTTCTGACTTAGTTGGAAACATGAAAGGTATATTCTTTATACCTAACCCTCAGAACAGTTCTAACCCACGTTGGGCAACTGGTTCCAGAGTGTTTAGATTATCCTCCTCAGAGACCGATAGCAGACTCCCTGGTGCAGTTGATTCTGCTGCTGAGGCAGATTATACAGCAAGAGGTACTCTTAATACTGTACAAGAAAATATCCTTGCAGTTAGAAATGCAAGTGTTGTTCGTGATACTGTCAATGATACAAGAACAGTTCGTTCTACAAGAACAAACGTAAGACAGGTTGGTTGGTGGGATCCACTTGCTCAATCATTCTTATTAGAGCAACAAGGTGGTACATATGTTACTGCTGTTGATATCTTCTTTGGAACTAAGGATACAAATATTCCTATCTCTATGCAGATACGTCCTATGGAAAATGGATATCCTACTAAAGACATCCTACCTTTCTCTGACGTTACTATAGAACCATCAGGTGTTGAGGTATCTGAGAACGCATCGATTGCAACTAGATTTGTATTCCCTGCTCCTGTGTACATTCCACAGTCTGAAGAGCATTGCTTCGTTCTATTCTCTGACTCTAACGAGTATAAGGTGTGGATATCACGAATGGGTGATATCGATATTAGTGGAACCAGAACCATATCTGAGCAACCATATGCAGGTGTTCTCTTTAAATCACAGAACGCTTCTACTTGGACTGCAGACCAGTATGAGGATCTTAAGTTCACATTATACCGTGCTACATTTAATACATCTGTCACTGGTAGAGCCGTGTTTAACAACACTAAATTGGGTCTAGCGAACGATGGAATATTAAGTTTGGTAAATAATCCTATAACAACAATTAAACCACAGCAGTTAATTACACTACCTGCAGGTACAAACTACTCATTCACTGTGGGTGCCCGTATCAAACAGACCCCTTCCAATGCAGAAGGAACTGTGGTAGAATTTGATTCTGTCGCTAACCCAGAAGTGATAACTGTTACAGATATCGTGGGTACATTTGCACAAGGTTTCTTAGATGGATCGGGAGATCCCTTCCAAGCACTGAAATCTTCACAGTCAACTGTATCACTTGTCATGTCAGTGGTTAACAATGGTGTGTTCGAACCAGGTGATGTTATCACAGGTTCTTCCTCAGGTGCGACTGCAGTGGTTACTGCATACGATTCTGGTACAACAACAATTACAGCTAACTATGTTGACTCTCAATTTGATACTAGCAACGACACCCTTTCGGAGCCTGGTGGAGTTTCTGGTACTATCAGTTCTGCTTCCTACAGTGGTGACTCTTACACCGCTTACCCAAGTTTAACTCCTACTGCAAGGGCAGTAGATAAGAAGATTCATGTCTTCCATCCTAATCACGGTATGCACAGTCGTGCAAATAACGTAACGATTACTGGTGTAAAGTCAGAGATTCCTTCTACAGTACTTACTACAACGCTTTCTTCTACAGCAACATCTATTGCTATACAGGAAGCAGGTACCTTCCATAAAATTATTAATGGACAAAGTATAAGCAATACAAACCAAGGATACCTTAAGATCTATGCTGCTGAGTTCCCATCTGCTGTAGGTTCTATACCTGGCACAGATGAAGCAACAGAAGCATGGCAAGGATGGGATCCAGTACATGAGATCGTTGCTTACAGTGCAATCAACTCAACTGGTACTACAATTACTGTAGCAACGTCAGGTAGGGCATCTGCTTCTACAGTTGCTAGAGAGTGGCCAGCTGGTTCTATTGTAGAATGCTATAACCTTGATGGTATACCTCTAACAGAAATCAATAAGACACACACTGCTCTTGATGATCCAACCTTAGATTCATATACTCTCACCACAACTTCCACTGCTAGTGTTGGTATTAGAACTGGAGGACCAGGTATAACAGCTACACAGAACGTTCCATTCGAACTTATAACTCCTACAATTCAGGTAATGAACTTTAAGGAGACTAGTATGGTTGCCTCACTGAATACCACATCTGGTACTTCTATAGGTAACAGTGGAACTATTGTTGACCAAGCATCCTTTGTTAACAATGGTACCTATGATATTATCCAAATGAACGAAGAGAACTATTATGATAATCCTAGGATTATTTGTTCACAGATCAATGAAGATAATAAACTAGAAGGTAACAAGTCATTTATTATGCGTATCGACATGGCATCGGAGAAAGATAACCTTACTCCTGTCATTGACTTGGATCGTGTTTCTGCTATTACTACTAGTAACAGAATCAATAAGTGGCCAGGTGGTCAGCAAGTATTAGGTCTACAAGCTGATATTGATACCACTGCGGATGTCTCTCTATTACCTGCAGGTGACCAGAATGAGGCAGTCTATATAACTAAGATAGCGAAACTTTCTAATGTCTCTCGTTCTATCAGATTAATGATATCAATGAAGAGATATGGTGATGCTAATATTAGTGTCTACTACAGAACCCAAAAACCAGGTTCTGATAAAATGGTAGAGGAAATTGGATTCACCAAGGTTCCAATACCTGAAGTTGGTTCTACCAACATTGGTGAGGAAGAGTGGGAAGACTTCGAATACACAGTCGAAGGTGAGGAATTCCAAGCATTCCAAATTAAGATCGTTATGACAGGAACCAACCAAGCGAAAGTTCCTTTAGTGAAAGACCTACGTGCAATCGCATTTGCTTCATAATGGACTATAAATTTACTGGAAAGAAATTTATCCCTGTCGAGGGTGACGAAAACAAAGGATACTACAGAGATGTAGATTCCAATGCTATCGTAATGACCGATGGTGATGAGTATTCTAAATACATGCAGTCTTTTAATGAAAGACAACGTAAGAAAAGTGAATTTACCTCTTTACAAAAGGAAGTAAATGAACTAAAATCTGATGTAACAGACATTAAAACTTTACTATTACAACTCGTGGAGAAGAAACATGCCAGCTGACGTGACTGAATCAAAAGAACCTTCTGTATTATTGCAGGAGTTTAAGGATCGTTATTCCAACATCCAAAAAGAGACTCAACAACTCCAAGGAAAGATCAGGGAGAATGAGTCAACAGCTCTTAAATTGTTAGGAGCAATAGAAACTTTAGAGTATCTTAATCCACCTGTTGCTGAAGAACCAGTGACAGAACCAACCGAATAAGCTCTAAGGTCTCATTTGTGGCATAAATAAACAAGAGAGCTTATAGCTAGCGTTTAAATTAAATGGCAAATAGACTACAATTACGACGTGACGGTGCACAGCAATGGGCAAACGTTAATGCAATCCTTGCTCAGGGTGAACTTGGCATCGAACTTGATACCTCACGGATCAAGATAGGAGATGGTGTCACACCATGGAACTCTCTTAAATACGAAAGACCATTAGAGACAGAAAGTAATACTGCAAACACACTTGTAAAACGTGATGCTGACGGTAACTTTGAGGCAGGTGCCATTACTGCTTCTATTATCGGTAACAGTGCTACTGCTACAAGACTTGCTAACGCTCGTTCATTCACCCTAACAGGTGACATGTCGGGTTCTGCTTCGTTTGATGGATCAGCAAACATTAATATTACTGCTGAACTAAACTACCAACCTGGTCTGCCACATTATGATCCTAATAATCTTACAGCACAAGCATCATATACTAGACTAACAATTGACTCTCGTGGTCGTGTTGTTACTGGTGACAATCCAACAACGTTGGCACAATATGGTATTGCTGACGCTCAACCTGCAGATCCAGAGCTACAGTCTCTAGCAGACATGTCTGGTTTTGGTATTATTGCTCGTACTGCTGCAGGAACATTATCAAACAGACAGATCGCAGTTAGTTCGGGTCGTTTACTCGTAACTAATGGTACTGGACAAAACGGAAACCCTGTATTAGATCTTGCTGATACACCTGTTGTTGTTGGTTCTTACAACCCTGTAGGAAACCTAGACACACCTTTAGTGTCAGTCACAACTGGTGATGAGACAGTAAACACAACGAACTTTACTGTCGATAGATATGGTCGTCTTACTGCAGCGACTACATCTGCTATTGCTACAGCGACACAAGGTACTGAAGTAATAGCGTATGACGCAGGTACATCATATACAAGAAATGATAAGATCAAAAACTCAAGTGATAGGCTTTACCAGGCTTTGCTTGATATTACTAGTGGTGGCGGGGAACCAACACACACAGATGGAAGTGATGCGGGGTCTTGGAGATATCTCGGATCTAGTTTAGCACCTCAAAAGGGACTAGCATCATTTAACCAAGAAGATTTTGACGTTACTGCATGGAATGCAGCAGGTAACTATGAAGGTGGTTTCGTTACTATTGCACAGGCAGGTGTAGATAACGGTCAGTTACAGAACTCACGTGTATCATTTGCTGATGGGAATACTAAAGAAGATTTTGATCTAGATCAAGAACTTACAGCAACTACAGGATACAGAGGATTTAATTATCTAAACTACGTTAAGATAAACAGCACATCTGGTAGTCTTTTATTTGGAGCGAACAATACAGGAGATAGTGGTGCAGGAGAAATTGATATTAATGTTAGATCATACTTTAGTGATCCAGACATAACACTTGATGGTACTGTTGCACAGACTTTAGATAAGACTGGTGATGGTAACTTAATATTCCAGACTACACAGAACTCAACTTCTGCTAGGAGTCTTAGTATACTTGCAACCAACTCAGGTTCGGGTGATTCTAATATTATTATTCAGTCAGAGAATGATATTACAATCGCAGCAACGAATGTCTCTAACAGAGTTCATGTAGAAGACTATTGGTTACAAGATAACGTCTTATCAACTACCAATGCAACAATGGTACTTGACCCTAATGATGACGATGATGTCACAGGTCTAGTACAAGTTCGTGGTAACTTGCAAGTAGATGGAACTACAACAACAGTTAACTCTACTGTTGTAACTATCGATGATCCTATATTTACACTGGGTGGTGATACTACTCCAGTAGCAGATGACAATAAAGATCGTGGTATTGAGTTTAAATATTATGATTCAGAAGCAAGAGTTGGATTCTTTGGATGGGATGAAGATTATGCTGACTCTAATATATGGAGTTCTACTGGTGGATATAGATTATTATATAATGCAACTAATACATCCGAAGTTTTCTCTGGTACTGATGCTCCTCTAATCGCAGGTAACCTAAGACTCACAACAAACACAGGTTCTACTTGGAAGACACCTACAACTGGTACACTGGTTGTAACTGGTGGTGTAGGTATTTCTGAAAACATTAACGTTGGTGGAACATCCCACTTAAACGGTAACGTTGAGATTGATGGCACTGTTGATATAGATGCCAACTTCGCTGTTAGAAATAATACTACTGATAAGTTTACTATCGCTAGTGCGACAGGTAACACAGTTATTGAGGGTACAGTTGACATTCAGTTAGCAACAACTATAACTGATGGTCTTCTCATACAAGCAGACGATAAAAAATTCGAAGTTAAGACTGCAGGTGGTACTAGCGTATTTGATATTGATACAGATAATGGTAATACACATACAGATGGTACATTAGATGTAGATAGCGGAGTAACATTTAATAGCACTCTTGATGTTGATAACAACGTTACATTAAATGCAGAATTAGATGTTGATGGCAACTCATTATTCCATAACAACATCACTCTTGATACAACTGGTAAGAACTTTAAGATCACAAACGGATCTGCAGATAAGTTTACTGTTCTATCTACAAATGGTAATACAGATATCAGAGGTACATTAGATGTAGGTTCTGCAGTCGTATTCGAAAATAACTTTAATGCTAATGGTAATAACACTACTATTGGTAACGCTAATACTGATGTATTCACTGTCAACTCAGTCACAACATTCACAGATAACATCACAGTAAATGGAGATGTAGATTTTGACACTAATCTAAATGTAGATGGTCATGCAGACTTTAATACAACTGTAATTATAGATGGTCAGACTACAATCTACGATTCATTAATCATTCAGTCTGATAACGAAGTACTTAATATTAATAATAATGCAGCACAGACTCAATTCTCTGTTGATACTGACAACGGTAACACCGTAATAGGTAGAGCAGGTCTTGGTACTGCATCTGTAGGTCTATTGACTGTTCATGGTGATACTCTACTGAACCGTGACTTAGTAGTTGATGGTAATACAACTATAGGTGATGCTAATACAGATACATTAACTGTTAACTCAGAATCAACATTTAATGCAGATGTAACAATCGCAGGTTCTAATAATTTCCAAGTAACGGGTAATGCAATAGTTGACGGGAACCTAACAGTTCACGGTACTACAACAACAGTTAACTCTACTGTAGTTACTTTAGATGATCCTATCATTACTTTGGGTGGTGACACTGCTCCTGCTAATGATGACGGTAAAGACCGTGGTGTTGAGTTTAGATACTACAGTGGTTCAGCTAAACTTGGATGGTTTGGTTGGGATAATAATATAGGGCGTTTTGCACTCTTTAATGATGCAACAAACTCTAGTGAAGTATTCTCAGGAACTAGATCAGGTATTGATGCAGGTAGTATAAAACTATTTGACACAACAAACGCTACTACCTCCTCTACAGGTACATTAATAGTTGGTGGTGGTGCAGGTATTGGTTTAGATCTATATGTTGGAGATGATCTTAACGTTGCTGACGATGCTTCTATTGGTGGAAACTTAGAGGTTACAGGAACATTTGATGTAACTAATGACTTAGCAGTTAACACTTCTAAGATGACAGTTGCTTCTGCAACTGGTAACACAGTTATCCAAGGTTCACTACAAGTAGATCAGGGTGTAACTCTTGGTGATGCTGCAGGTGATAACCACACTGTTACTGGTACTATAACCTTTAACCAAGCAATTACATCAACAGATATCACTGCTGATAATATTCAGATAGGTGTATCGGGTGCTACTGAGATTGATACTACTTCAGGTAATCTAGTTTTAGATTCTGCAGGTGGAACAGTTAATGTAACTGATGATTTAGACGTAGACTTAAACCTTAATGTAGATGGAAATACTAAAATCGATGGCACTCTTACTGTTGATGGGAATACTACTATTGGTAATGCCTCAGGGGACAGCCATTCAGTCACTGGAACAGTTCAGTTTAACCAAGCAATTACCTCAACAGACATCACCGCAGACCAAATCAAGATCGGGGTGGATGCATCTAACGAGATCAGCACCACAGCTGGTAACCTTATCCTCGACTCACAAGGTGGTAAGGTACACATCACAGATAACGCTGAGGTAGATGGAACTTTACAGGTAGATGGAAATGCCACTATCGGTAACAACTCTGGTGATGCTCATTCCTTTACAGGTACAGTCCTCTTTAACCAAGCAATTACATCCACAGATATCACTGCTGATAACGTTCAGATTGGTGTTAGTGGATCTAGTGAAGTTGATACAGCATCTGGTGCATTAACATTAGACTCTGCTACTGGTGAGACTATCGTTGATGACAACTTAACTATCAATGGAACATTAGATGTAGATGCGTTAACAACAATAACTGACGCTCTAACAGTTAAGGCAGATAACAAATTAGTATCATTCCAGACTGCTGCAGGTGCTACTGTGTTCAGTGTCGATACTGACAACGGTAACACAGATATACAGGGTACTCTTAATGTAGAGGGTGCAACAACTATTGACGATACATTTAATGTTACTCAGGCAACTGATCTAGATAGCACTCTAAATGTTGATGGTGTTGCTACTTTCCAAAACAATGTAGTATTAAACGCTGATAATAAAGAATTTGCAATACAGTTAGATGATGGCACTGATAAGTTTACAGTCAAATCAGCAACAGGTAACACAGATATACAAGGAACTCTTGATGTAAATGGAGCAACAAATGTTACCAACACATTAGGAGTCACAGGACTTACATCTCTCACAAATAATACCAACCCAACATCTCTAGCTGGCAATGCTGCTTTGATGATTACTGCAGGTGGTGCAACTGTTGATGAAGATGTGTACATTGGTTCTGATCTATTCTTAGGTCCTAACGCAGGTACAACAATCACCTTAAATGGTGCAACTGGTAATGCAGACTTTGGTGGAACTTTAGATGTAGCAGGACAGTCAACATTATCAACTATCGATGCTACCAGTTTGACAACATCTTCTGGTTTGACAATCGGTGGTTCGATAGCAGTTAACTCCACTAAGTTTACAGTGGCAGGTGCTACTGGTAACACTGCTGTTGATGGAACATTAGATGTCAATAACGCAACAACAATAACAGATACACTGAACGTCACTAATAACGTTGACTTTGATGCTGCGTTAAATGTAGATGGAACTACAACATTAAATGATGCTCTTACACAGAACAGTACATCACTCTTTAAAGATAATATTGTACTAAGAGGATCTACTAAGACATTAAAACTTCAGAATGGATCTGGCACAGATAAGATTACTCTTAACTCTACTTCTGGTGCTGTAACATTCGCAGGATTAACAACAACTAACTCCCTTGATGTCACAACCAACACCACGATGGGTGGAACTCTTGGAGTTACAGGTCAGATCACTGGTAACGTAACAGGTGCTTTGACAGGTAATGCTGATACTGCATCGTTGGTTGACGTTACTGATACTACATCATCTAACCTTACATACTATCCAACTTTCGTTTCTACTAACACAGGAAACACAGAAGTTAGAACTGACTCTACTAACCTTACATACAACCCTTCTACTAACAGACTAACTGTTACAAACTTCAGATCAACAACTGACTTTGAGGTTCAGGGTAACTTGACTATTACTGGTAACATCACATATAACCAGTCAGAGGTTGGTAGTATTGCAAACCATGATACTGATGCATTAACAGAAGGCACAACTAATCTATACTTTACTGATGAAAGAGTAGATGATAGAGTCAACGCTCTAATCACAGGTGGTACAGGTATTACTGCTACTTACGATGATGCAGGAAATATCTTAACATTGAGTGCAACTCAGGCAGATATCAACACTGATAATATTACTGAGGGTAGTACTAATCTATTCACAACTGCTGCTAGAACTAGAACACACTTTACATATGGTAATGGTATTGCACTAGCAGGTTCTGGTGAACTAACTGTAACTCAGTCACAAATTAGCACAGACAATGTAACTGAAGGATCAACAAACCTCTTTACTACTGCTGCTAGAACTCGTGGACATATCAGTGTAAGTGGAGATCTAGGATACAATGCTTCTACTGGTGTTATCTCTTACACAATTCCAACAACGATTGCTTCTATCTCTAATCATGATACTGGTGATCTATCAGAAGGAACAAATCTATACTACACAGATGAGAGAGTAGATGACAGAGTTAATGCTCTTATAACTGCAGGTACAGGACTAACTAAGACTTACGATGATGCTTCTAATACATACACACTAGCATTCTCATTCTCTGAGTTTGATACAGATAGTGTTGTAGAAGGATCAACAAATCTATTCCATACAACTGCTAGAGCAAGAGCATCTATCAGTGCAACTGGATCTCTATCATACAACAACAGCACTGGTGTTATCTCCTTCACTCAGAGAACTGATGCTGCAGTGAATACTCTTGCAGATGCTAGAATCGCTGCTGCTGATACTGGTGATCTATCAGAAGGATCAAATCTTTATTATACAGATGCTAGAGCAGACGCTAGAATTGCTGCTGCGGATACTGGAGACCTCAGTGAAGGATCTAACCTTTACTATACAGATGCAAGAGCAGACGCAAGAATCGCTGCTGCATCTACAAGTGATCTAACAGAAGGAACAAATCTATACTATACAAACGCTCGTGCTGATGCTCGTGTTGTCGCTGGTATCACTGGAAAACTTGACGCATCTGCTGTCAGCACCTTCGGTGGAACCCTAATTGATGATGCTGACGCTGCTGCTGCAAGAACAACTCTTGGTCTTGGCACTGCTGCTACCACTGCTGCAACTGCATATGCAACTGCTGCACAGGGAACACTCGCTGCATCTGCTACACAACCAGGTGACTTAGCAACTGTAGCAACCAGTGGAGACTATGATGATCTAAGCAACAAACCTACATTGGGAACTGCTGCTGCGACTGCATCTACTGCATACGCTACTGCTGCACAAGGTACAAAGGCAGATGCTAATGACACTGACATAGATGACATCTATACTCAGTTAGATACGATTGGTAATAACGCTGCTATTACAACAGTTGCAGAACTTAAAGCAGCATTACTAGCAATGGTAAGGAGTTAATTATGAAACCATTTCCACTTAAATTTGTCCCTTTATTATTTGTGCTTTGTTGCCTAGCATCATTCACTATAAATGTGGCACCTGTATTTGCTAATCACTTACCAGTGATGTATGTACAAGTACCTCAGTGGGCAGATGATTGGGCAGTGTGTGCTGTTGATATACCTGATGCTAAATGTCATTGGTATGTTATGGCACCTGATAATACATTTGGTGAGGGATTTGACTGGGAGAGTGCTCCTTGGTTTGATGCCAATGGATTAAGTGATATCGCTCCTATGGGTAAAGAAACAGTTGTACAACAACTACAATATCAAAAGTAATGGCACAACCTAATTCAAAAGCAACATTAAAGGAGTTTGCTCTTCGTAGACTCGGTAAACCTGTATTGGAAATAAATGTTTCTGATGATCAGGTAGATGATGCATTAGATTATACTATTGAAAAGTTTCAAGAATATCACTACGGTGGTTCTGAGAAGATGTATATGAAGCATCAGTTTACTGCTGAAGATTTAGCTAGGTTCCAAGCAGATGAATCTACAACTGGTACTGATACTTTACAGGCAGGTAATACAGGAACTGTATTTAAAACACAGTCAAACTATTTGATAATGCCTGATCATATTCGGGCAGTGAATGGTATCTTTACTTTCCAAGATAAGGGTACTGCAAATATGTTTGATATTAGATATCAGTTACGTTTGAATGACCTGTTTGATTTTACATCAACACAGTTTCATCATTACTATATGATTCAGACACACCTTCAAACTATTAACTTCTTACTAGAAGGAATGAAACCAACTAGGTTCAATGCTTCTAATGGTAAGTTGTTTATTGATATGGATGTTCTAACTGATGTTAGAGAAGGTGAGTTTGTTGTTATGGAATGTGTCAGTGCTATTGATCCAGCTAACTGGACAAAAATATATAATATTATGTGGGTTAAAGATTATGCAACCGCAATGCTGAAGAAGCAATGGGGTCAAAATATGACTAAGTTTCAGAACGTTCAATTACCAGGTGGAGTTACTCTTAATGGTGAGAAGATTTATTCTGATGCTGTGACTGAATTAGAACAACTAGATGAACAACTTCGTAACACATACGAAACTCCACCTATGGATATGATCGGCTAATGGCTACTAATTCTTATTTCACAATGGGAACTTCGGGGGAACAGAACCTCGTTGGATCTCTAGTTAAAGAACAGATAAAAATGTTCGGTCAGGATGTGTATTACATTCCTAGAGTCATAGTGGATGAAGATCCTGCATTTGGTGAAGACTCGATGTCTAAATTTGATGACGCATATATTATAGAAGCGTACTTAGAAAACGTACAAGGATTTGAAGGAGATGGAGATTTATACAGTAAGTTTGGTGTAAGGATATCTGATCAAGTTACATTTGTTATATCAAGGGATAGGTTCACAGAGTTAGTGGATGACAATACAACTCTAGTGGTTGAAGGTAGACCTAATGAAGGTGACTTAATTTACTTCCCTTTAGCATCTAAGTTATTCCAAATTCAATATGTAGAATATGAAACTCCTTTCTTCCAATTAGGTAAGATTCATACTTGGGGTTTGAAATGTGAACTCTTCGAGTTCAGCAACGAGAACTTCGATACAGGTGTGGATGCTATTGATGTAGTTGAAAGAAATTTCTCTACTACTATCACTCTAAATTTTGCAGAGGGTGGAAGTGGTACCTTTACTGCTGGTGAAACAATTGCAGGTGGTACATCTAATGTAACTGCTGAGGTTAAATCGTTTGATTCTACTACAAGACAACTACAGATATACAACAGGTCTGGTATCTTTACAATTCCAGAAACCGTTACTGGACAGACATCTGGAGCAGCGTGGACAACCTCAAGTTATAATACCCTAAATAATACTAACTCAGAGTTTGATCAAAATCAATTCTTTGAGACAGGTGGTGATGCAATACTTGACTTTAGTCAAGGCAATCCATTTGGTGAATTCGGAGGCAAGAGTTAATGTTAGGAACATATTCGTACAACGAAATATTTCGTAAGACTGTTATCGCATTTGGTACTATCTTCAATAACATTGAAGTAAAACGTCAGGCAACTGGTGCAGCAACTGAAGTTATGAAGGTACCTTTGGCATACGGTCCGAAGGATAAATTTCTAGCACGTTTGAATCAAACTGCTGATGCAAGTGATAGAACAACTCAAATTACTTTACCTCGTATTTCATTTGAAATATCTGGTTTCTCTTATGACACCACAAGGAAAGTAGCACCTACTCAGATCATACGTCACGTAGATTCTACTGACAAAACAAGAAAGGCATTTATGCCTGTACCATATAATGTTGATTTTGAATTAGCAATTCTTGCTAAAAATCAAGATGATGGTTTACAGATTCTTGAACAGATCTTACCGATCTTCCAACCTATGTTCACAGTAACAATTAATTTGGTTGATTCTATTGGTGAGAAAAAAGATTTCCCAATTGTTTTGAATGGGGTATCTTATGATGATGATTATGAAGGTGATTATACTACACGTAGAACCTTAATTTACACATTAACATTTTCTGCTAAGACATACTTATACGGTCCTGTACCTGATGTCAGCAGCAAGATTATTAAGAAGTCAATTGTTGACACACATCTTAAGGTTGATACTACTGCATCTAGAGAAGTTAGATACACAGTCACTCCAGACCCAGAGACTGCTGAGGCTGATGATAACTTCGGATTCAATGAAATTAAATCGGAATGGCAAGATGGAAAAGCCCGCAATCCAGTCACAGGAACCGACGAGTAAGTATGATGGTATAGAAACTGCACTTGATGTAGAAACTTCTATAACACCTACTGAAACTCAAGACATCTCTATGCAACAAGAACAAGTTGCAAAGGATTACGAGTATACTCGTGGCAATTTGTATTCTCTTATTGAAAAAGGACAAGAAGCAGTTGATGGTATTTTAGACCTAGCACAACAGTCAGATAGTCCTAGAGCATATGAAGTTGCAGGTAATATGATTAAAAACGTTGCAGACACAACTGATAAGTTAATGGATCTGCAAAAGAAATTGCAAGAAGTAGAAGCGGGACCTGTAGGTCCTTCTGCTAAAAACGTTACAAACAACACTATGTTTGTTGGTTCTACTGCTGAACTTGCAAAATTTCTTAAGTCCCAAAAGGATAAATAGATTAGTAAAAGGAATCAAGTCACAATGTCAGTCTTAAATGTATTAGATACACAAACAGTGAACGGTTCAGCAACTGCATACATTGTGGTAAAAACTGGTGTAGTACGTGCATATGCGGCTTCTGCATCTACCATCTCTTTTGATGGAGGTCCTGCCATAACTCTTGCTGCTGGTGAAGCGATTCTACTTTCTTGTGGAAAGTCAAAGAACGTTAGTGTAACTGCTGGAACTAACGCAAACGGTGCAGTGTTTACTGTAGGTGGATCTGGAGCAGGTCAACGTCATTCGTTCGCAGTTGGAGATTTTATACAAACCATAGATGGTGGAGATACAGATGGATTCGGTTCAGACTTTGAGTCTGCTGCTTCAGGAGGTAAGAAAGTCACTGCCTTCACTAACACTACAATTACTACAGATGTTGATGCTTCTGGAGCTAGCGGTGCTTATGCGTTGTCTGCTGCCGATGCAACAGCAAATCTGGTACCATTAATTCAACGAACTGTTAAAATTGTTGCTGGCGGAAACAACGTTGTTGTTGAGCAAGTACAAGTCGTAGGTGGTTAAATGAACGACGATAGACTTAAAAAACAAAAACAGTTTATTGATAAGAAGCAACTAATGCTTAACTTTCGTAAGCTTAGACTTCAAAGAAAGGCTGTAGCAGGTAAGCAAGAGACTGATATGATGTTACAAACACAATCATTTAAGATTCAATCCTTTGGTCAGTTCATTACTGAAGGTGGTTTAGCACGTGCTATTGATAAGTCTAAGAAGAAAGTTACTGGTCACATCAGTGCTGACAGAGGTTCTGACGAAGGAAAGAATCGTGAGAAGCGTAAAGGACTAGAGAAAGATCTTAAGAAGAAGGGTATCGGATATAAGAAGGGTGTGGGACAGTACAAGTATGACGATGGTAAAACTGGCACAGAGGTTTCCTATCACACATCAAAACCTGATAAAATGTCGAAACGTCGTTTCGGAAAGATTTCCAGACGACTTGGTAGAAAACACGGACAAGAGTCTGTGATTACGAAAGACAAAGCGAAACCTGCAAAATTACACTATACTGATAAGAGTGGTAAGAAATCCGAGTCTATCGGTAAAACTAAAGCTGGAAAGCATCCTGGTGGATATGGTGAAACATCTTCTACTAACGTGCGTTCTGGTAAACTTCCTAAAAAAGTAAAGGACAAAAAACTACATTATGACAACTGAATACGATTGGGATGATTCCAATTGGAGGGAGGAAGAGAAATCTTTCACCACCGATAAACGTTATCTTGAACTATTAGAGAACGGACCTAAGAGTCTGTCTCAGTCTTGGATCCTTCAGGCACTTCATCAAAAATGGATGCGTCGGAATGGATATAAATATCCAGACACCGAAAACAAAGGACAACTGCAATCATCATTTAAGGAGTGGAACGATGGAACAACTAAAGTGTAAATACTGTGGACTCATTGTTCCTAGCAGTAAACCAAATCCTCATAAGTGGTTAGTGAGACACGAGATGAATTGTGCTCGTAACCCAAATAACAATAAAACCAACGGTCCTATAGGAACTGAGTAATGGGATTACCAGACAGGACACAAAAGATCTTTGATAAGGTCTTTGCTTGGGATAGAGACCTTGCAAAAAAACTACAAACTAAGTTTAACTTGACAGATTACCAGATGCTATGCTTAGCTTTTGGTAAGGGTATCATCATAGGAGCAATACTTCTGTAACAGGATAAACTAAATATCATTATGAATTCAGATCCAAAACGCTATTATACGAAGGCAGAAGTTGATGCATTGATAGCAGCAACCATTGCAGAAGCAAGAGAAATCGATGAAGCTTCAATGGCAAAACATAACCGAGAAGCTACTATCATTAGTATGATTCTCGGTTTTACTACATTAGCATTGTTTATCGATGGGCTGTTGAGAATCCTTGGTATCATTCCTCCTTTTATGGATTTGGATGTAAACGTAATTGATGATATAATAGATAAGGTAAAGGATGATCTCATTCCAATCATAGAATCATCTAAGAACATTATTAGGAGGTAGACCTGTGTCTACAAGAACTGAAAAGAGACGCAACCAAATTAAGTCTCGCTTTTATTATTACTTTTGGGGTATCGCAACTATTGCAGTTGTCTCTGGACAATGGTATGTTGGGAGTGGTTATCGTCAGATGTCCAAGTCTGTAAATAGAATCCTTGATGCTACTATCACGATCTTGGAATACGAAGCACCAAAACCAAAGGGTAGATATTACCCATATATTCCCTCACCGTCTCCCGACACTAAATACCTCAGTGGAACAAGATCGTCGTTATCAGAACATTAAGTCTCTCTATGAACTTTATGAAGAAAACTACAAACTACAAGATATGATTCAAATCTACCAAGAAGAGATCAGTAAACTTGTTATCGAAAAAGAGAAGTTGCTTACAGAAGTAACCTTTCTACGACAGCAATTAAGTTTCAAAACTTTAGGAAATGATGAAACTAAAAAAGACCCCGATTAAAGGGTCTTTTTTATTGGTTTTATTTCATTGGTTTAGAGCAGTACTTCTCTGCATATACGTTTACAGGTCGGTTGGTTGTCCTCGCATTCGATTAGGCATTGGAAATAATCGTTCATATTATCTTCGAAACATAAGTCGGTCTCTACTATGTGGTTCCAGTCTGCCATTTGATTGCGTGGAAAATTCTTCATTCGATACTCCGTACTGTGGACAACATTACCAAAAGGTTTGGGGACATAATTCCCTCGTTGCAACTGATTTATTTATATGGAAATCAACACAACTATGGATTTATGTGTAGTATAATAAATACCTACTAACAAATACCTAGTGCTATGATTGTCTGGGGTGTAATTTGGATGGTTGCGATATTATTGGTAATTGTGTCTTGGTATATCTACTATATACTTCGTATGGCTTATGCGGAGATGAACGATGGGAGCAATGGTTCCACCGAGTCGGAAGAGTTGTTACAACTTCCGAGTGACAGAGATAAACAAAGTAGTTGATGGTGATACCATTGACGTAACAATCGATCTAGGATTTGATCTTTATAAAAAAGAAAGGGTTCGCATAGCTGGTATTGACACTCCTGAGAAAAGGACTAGAGATTTAGAAGAGAAAGAGTTAGGTATCGATGCAACTAACTGGATGAAAGGTACATTGGAGGATACAATAAATGGAGATGACGAACTCACTATACGAACTGAACTTAAGGGTGGTGTGGGTAAGTACGGTAGGCTTCTTGGCTGGTTATATGTTGGCGAAAGCGATGTATCGTTGAACGAACAGATGATCACCGAAGGGTATGCTTGGGCTTACGATGGAGGTACAAAGAAAAAGAACTTCCAAGAACTAAAAGATATTCGTGCTGCTCTAGGCACATATGATATTGTAAGACCAGACGGTACGCACGAAATAAATGGCTGATAACCAGATATACCTCGGTAACCCGAATCTAAAGAAAGCAAATGTAATGACAAACTTCACACCTAAACAGGTGAAGGAGTTTATCAAGTGCAGCCAAGATCCTATCTACTTTATTAGAAAGTATATTAAGATTGTGTCTTTGGATGAGGGTGTCATACCTTTTGATATGTACGATTTCCAAGAGGAAATGGTTACGAGTTTCCACGAGAATAGATTTAATATTGCAAAGTTACCTCGTCAGTCTGGTAAGTCCACTGTTGTTACTTCCTATCTTTTATGGTATGTAATTTTTACACCTAACGTCAATGTCGCAATCCTCGCAAACAAAGCCCCGACTGCTAGAGAGATGTTGGGACGTTTACAGCTCAGTTATGAGAACCTTCCTAAATGGATGCAGCAAGGTATTATTGGTTGGAACAAGGGGTCAGTCGAATTGGAGAACGGATCTCGTCTCCTTGCTTCATCTACTTCTGCTTCTGCTGTTCGTGGGATGTCCTTTAATATTATCTTCCTTGATGAGTTTGCGTTCGTTCCGAATAATATTGCTGAACAGTTCTTTGCTTCTGTTTACCCTACTATCTCATCTGGTAAATCAACAAAAGTTATTGTCATCTCTACTCCACACGGAATGAATCTTTACTATAAGATTTGGCACGATGCAGAGAGAGGAAAGAATGAATATAAACATACAGAGGTTCACTGGTCACAGGTACCAGGTCGAGATCAGAAATGGAAAGAACAAACTATTGCAAACACTTCAGCTGAACAGTTTCAGGTTGAGTTTGAATGTGAATTCTTAGGGTCAGTAGATACTCTTATATCTGCAAGTAAACTTAGAACACTTGCATATGATGATCCTATTACTTCACAAAATGGATTGGATGTATATACTGAACCAGTACAAGATCACAATTATACTATTACAGTTGACGTTGCTCGTGGTATTGATAAGGATTACAGTGCCTTTGCTGTATTTGATACTACTACAGTTCCATATAAATTAGTTGCCAAGTATAAGAACAGTACTATTAAACCCCTCCTATTCCCAGATATCATATACAAAGTTGCTACTGCATACAATCAAGCATATGTATTAGTAGAAGTAAATGATGTGGGAGCTCAGGTATCTGATATCC